AATTGATCCAACGGATATTGACCATAACTTTCCTCTATGCGGTTCCCTTGGATCTCCTGATATATTTCATATCTTTTAGGTGTCCGATGGATGCACGTGTAAAGTTCGTAATTCTTTGCAGGAGTTTCTGAATCAGGGACATTAATATATTTTTGAAGTTCTTCAGGTAAGGTCTTTCCATTGAGATTTTCTTTTACTATTATTTTTAATATGTTGCCTGATGGATCTCTCCTAGTTACATACGAATTAAGATGGAATATCCTCATCATTCCACCTTTAGTTGGTAGATGTAACAGAGCATTTCCACCAACAATTAAATGTTTTAACGCTTCAAATATAGGAACACGCATAGCTTCTGATTCTATCTCAGCAAGTGCGGCTCGTTCTATACGTGCTAGTCCTTCTTCTACAGCACCACGTTGATCTTCTCCTATAAGATTAGCAAGATCAAAGTCATCAATGGTTAATCTAAAGAACGGACTGTTAGGAGGAAGCAAAGCCATTAACATCTTGGATGCTAAGTTATTAACTCCTCTTGCTCCTATACTTTGGTATGGTGTATGGTATTCAGTATTATATGTTGAGCCTGATTCAGGTATCAATGTAGGTATAGTAATCCTAGATGCTTCTCGTGCTCGTTTAAGAAACGCATCACGTACTGTCGCTAAGTTGTTATACTGTGAAGAGACAAATCCTCCTTCGGTAATTCCTCTGTCGGATATGCTTACAGCTTGAACTGTATCCATTTGTACTATCCTAATCCATAACTAGGGGATGTTCCACTTAATCCTGAACCTCTTGATGGTATGCTAAGTCCCGATCTTTTGTTTCTTCCTGGTGTAATTATAGTATCTCTTTTTCCAGCCGTAGCAATAGAGGTTTCAGTTCCTTCACCTTGACCACCTATTACTTTCTTTTTCTTTTTTCTACGTTTAACTGCACCAAATCCTTTATATGATTGACCACCTGTAACTGAACTACCTGATGTATCAGTATCTGACGAACCTTGATTATCATAAGGATTTTTTCCTGTTAAAATTTGCATTGCTCCGCCTACTACTGATCTACCCATACCAGTTATAAAACCTCCAATATGGTGTTCACCAGCTTGAAGGGCTTCATGAAATTTAGTTCCTGCATTTGTTAAACTTGCTCCTTCAGGAAGGTGTGCTTTAACACTGGTATCATAAGAGTGCTGAACACCCTTTACTATATCACCTGTAGATTTAGGTACGTTTATTTTAGGTACTGGAATACTGACAGTGGGAGGGGACCATCCCCAATTCTCTGTCAACCCTGTCTTTGGATTAGTAGTACGAGATGCTCCTAATTTTTTTAGCAAATATTTATCACTTTGGTTTGTTGTCTTATTATCTAATAAATATTTTTCTAATTTGTTAAGGTGTTCTAACTTCCCATCTACCATTCCAATTTCTGTATCACCAAACCTACCTTGACTTGCTAGTTTTTTTCTATTTTTTGATAGTGTATATCTTCCAGGCATATTATGATAATGAATAAGATGGTTTATTTGATGATGCTATTTGTAACGCATTACTTTTAGCTCTAGGTTTCTTAACTCGTTTTGTCTGAGTTCCTTGTAAATTTTTTCCCCCTTCATCTCGTTCAGCACTACGTACATTCTCTTCAAATTCTGCTGGGTCTTTTGTTGAAGCATGAGCTTCAGGTGTAGCAGGTGGAGGCATTACCATTGGAGTAGAAGGTGGACTACTCGGATTCACGAAACACATTATTAGTTTCCTCGTTATAAATATCGGTTAGCTTATCGATCACAGATCGTTGTCCCATAAGGTATGCTAAATCTGTAGATGATACTACCTTGCTTGGGAGTTTATCAGGATATAGTTTGTTTAATCTATCCAATAATGATTGGGTTATATCAAAAGGTATTTTCATAAGTCTTCTAATAATAGGCTACAACTCACAGGAATTACCTACACAAGCAAGTTCTTGAGATGCTGTTGTATAGTCTTCTGATTCGTATTCACTTAGTTTTGACCAATCCAATACTGGTATCTGTTCTTCCAATTCTTTGTACTCTGCTTCAGTACAGTCTTGATATGGAGCTTGCTGATATACATGGTCAGAATGAGGAAGGAAAGATATACCAGACACCACATTAAAATTGTTGTAAACCCACGACCCAACTTCAGTCCATTCATCTTCTTTTACAGTTACAGTTACACTTGGTTTATGTTCACACCAATGTTCTTGGTATACTTTCCAGAACTCTAATTGACTTATAGCACTCCTGTTATCACGAGTAAATGCACCTTCAGGTGATTTGATTGGGAACGAGAAGACCATCATATCTGCTGGATTCATGACATCAGGTTCATGAGGTACACCTTGATCAATCATTAGTTTAGTTATAGGATCTTTTAAATCACTACGCACAGTTCTAATGTAATACTCAGAATGCCTTGAGTGAATACCACTAGCAGAATCACATAGTTGTGATACAGTACCACTAGGTTTGACACAAGTTATTGCTGATGATTCATTTATATTTAATCGTTGGGACCATTCCTTATTAGTCTCTCTGGCATGGTCCCTAAGTTCTTCAAGGACTGAGGGTAACGCACTAACAAATCCATTAGTCAATTCACAGTCCATGATTCCAGTAAGGCTAACTCCTAGTAATCTTTCTTCATCGCAATTCTCCTTCCACTTTTTAGATAGGTATCTGAAGTTAGTAAGAGTACTTTGCCACGTACCAAGGATCGTAGCAAGATGTACCTTTTCCTTTAAGGTAGCTATAGTATCATCGGCTCTTATAATAACTTCAGATAAGTTACAGAATTGCCTTGGTCTGAGAATTATTTCAGAACATGGATTAGTTCCGAAGTCATCTCTAGGTTCTCTATGATCGAATCTTTCGACTTGTTTTCTTGCATTAGATGAACTGTAGATTCCACGTTCCCCTGACTTGGACTCGTAAAGTGAAGTCCATTCTTTAAGGAATGTTCCTGTGTCAGGTTTGGAGTGGTAGTTGGCTGAATTGTTTGCGAGTGCTCTGTGTCCGTACTCTTCCCACCATGCTCCTGATTTGGCCTGTCGCATTTGCTCATCCCCAATATCACTGAGAGAGATAAGAGCAGACCGACGAACCCCACCAACGACCACAACCTTTGCCGTTTTCGTAACGAGGTCATGACACTCGATGGGTCTAAGTCTTCTTCCTTTTGCATTGTTGAATATCTTTACAGTAAAGTGAAACAATTCATTAAGAGGTACAGGACCAGAAGCTCTGCCTCCAAATGTTTTTAATATAGCACCAGCAGGTCTGACCTTATCCATGTTCCATCTTGGAATCAGACCTGAATATAATAAACTAATTAATTCTCTGTACGCTTTAGCCCACCCTAGTTTAGAATCACGTACATCAATAACTGAATCAGTATTGTGTAGCTCATCAGGTACAACAGGGAGTTGATTAGTATACTGAGATTCAACACTGAATCCAACTCCTGTTCCGTTCATTAAAACATAGAGGATCTCGTCAAACGAACGTAGAGTATCAATAGGAATATAACTACAATTATAGCCAGCAATGTTCTCCTTTTCTAAGGCTGGTCCTGCTGTCATCAAGCACCGCATAGAGGGCATGATGTCCAGATTAAGTACTGCCTTTTCTAATTTAGCAATGATGTCTCCTTGAACTGAGTACCCACAATTCTTATGGAGATGGTTAATAAAGAAATTAAAATATCTTTCTACAGTTTCGCTCCAAGTTTCTCTTCGTCCCTCTTCATAGCTCCACCTTGCATAACGTGAAAGGTGTATGTATTCTTGGTACTGTGTGGGTAACTGGGTCATTGTTTCTTTTCTTCTCGTTTAATTAACATTTCAATATACACCTTTGCTTTCTTTAAATCATTCAGTCCACCTTTCAATGGGTAACGGCTAACATACTTAATGATGTTACCTTCTAAGAAGTCCATCTCGTTTGCTATAATATATTCGATAGGTTCAATACCAAATCCTTCGGTGTAATGTTTAGGATTATGGAACTCATCTTCAGATGGATGGACAGATTCTACGTACCTCATGTGAGGATCGTACTGAGATTTAGATTCCTCTCTGTCCATCTCATCTTTATTATAGTCTGCCATTTTTATATTGGGGGATTCCATAGATCAACCTTAGTATCTTGGTAATCATTCCACCTCAATATACGTGCCATCCTAGCATTTAAAATAGCCTCATCTTCTGTAAGTCCTGCACTCTCATAGGTATTAACTATCTTTATCCAATAGTCTCTATGATCTTCACAAGATTCCAAAAGTTTTTCTGCTTTCTTCGGGCCGATCCCTGGACATCCAGAGTAACCATCAACTGCATCTCCAGTAAGAACTTGAGTGTAGAAAAAATGGTCGGCTTGTTTCTCGGATACCTGATGGATCACCTCCTCTCTGTAGTCCCAATGAAGACCTGGAACTGTGAGCAGATCTTTGTCTGGGCTTGCTATTATATATTCGCATACCTCACTATACGCTGGTCGTGTAGCTCGTACTCCTATCACATCATCTGCTTCAAGAGTCTTACGGATATATACATCATAGTTATCTATAAGATAATCACGAGCAGGAACGAAGCAGATAGGCTTGCGTGAAGACTTTCGGTTTGATTTGTAAGATGGATTAATATCTTTTCTAAAGTTTCCTTTATCTGATAGACATACTTCTATCTTATCAACCTTGGTTTTCTTCACAAGGTCTGTGATAGTTTGGTCTAGTGTTTGAGCAACAGACTTGAAGTCACAAGTGAGTGTCCAGAAGTCATCACCCCAATCAATCTCTGTTTCGTGTTGCGTTGTTGCAACATACAAAGAAATGTCTCCGTCTAATAATAAGACTTTCATGAATTACCATTTGTTTTATAGGTGTTTGGGTCAGTGAGATCAAATTTATAGTCGTTAAATTTTTTCTCCAAAACATTTGAGGTTATCCCTGTCTTGTTCTTTATCAATGCCCAAGGTATTACCCAGACATTAGGGAACTCTACACCACAGAGATAATCAAAATCTTTCTTATCATATTGTACACTTTTTCCACTACGAAGCAAGCTAAAAATACCACAGTCTGTGCTCTTCACTTGGACTTTTTTAAACGTGTTATCTTTCAGTACAACAAAGTCATATACTGTAGGTGTATATGGTTGGAGTACATCGTAACCCCATCGTATAAACAAGGACATTGCTACCATCTCACTAGCATAGGCTCGTGATGTTATGTCCTGTCTATCAATGCGTGTC